CTTGTCTAATTAAGTTATCGCCTTGCGGGTGCTTTGGACGGTTTTCAATTTGAGCATCTGTTGTATTGTATCTGCTTCTTTCTCCAACTGGCAAAACTTCTCCCTGGTGTGTTTGCCCGGAAGCAATAGCTGGAATAGCATGTGTATGACCATCATGCGGCAAACAACACCACCAAATACCAGTGCGTGGATTACCGTTAATAAAAGCACAAACTACCTGTACGTTAAGATCCGGTGGCACCATCCACATGCCATAGCTGTGTTTTGTTTGACTATATTGGGTAGCATTTTTGGCTTGAGGTTCAGTACTCGGATTTGCAGCACCTGCCAATGGTGGACAATATCTTACATCGAACCAATTCGTTTCGTCATCTTCATTTGAATGACTCAGCTCAGGTATCCATACCCATAGTCTACCTAAACCTTTGTCATCTACATTTTTCTTTACCTTGCCAATGTAAATGCCATGAATTTTAGAAGTGCTGGCACCGAGACCCCCAGCATGGTGGGATAACATTTCACCTGTAGAAGTAGCTCTCATTAGCCTAGTGGTCCCGGGAACGACCGGCGGCTGCGCCCAGGTCGATTCGCCTTATTAGGCCCTGAGGCGGCTGCGCTACCTTGACCTACAGGCTTCACCTCGCCCAATTTATCGATTGGGATGCCGGTCCGCTGGCTGATCTCTCTTTTAGCCTTCTCAGACAATCTCGAGGGATTAGAGAGATGTTCTTTAGTACATGTAAGCGTTGATGTAAATTTACCTTTAATAAATTTGTTTTGCATTTCCCTAGCTACATAGATTCCTGTAATGGCGTCTGCCTGTCTTAGATTCATTACATCGTTAGCGTCAGTGTCTGCGGCTGGAATATTTGCTTGGAAATAGATAAACGGCAACCAGCTATGTGACGCTGTTTTCCCGCGTGTTTTTGCCATGTCTTCTTCGGTAAGATTTTTTTCCATATATTCCCACACATCTTCTTCGTAGGGTGGTTTGCTCGGTGTGCCGGGAATTTGCATTAGATAATAGGGATCGCCAACAACTTCCAGGGTAAGGTTTCGCAGATCTGCGGTTCCTTGCCCTTGTTGATTGTTAATTTGCGTATAGATACTGTACTCTCGTGCATTGTCTTTGTTCTTGATAGGGGGCACGGCGTCAATATTAGTAATATGAATTTGCGGCATGTGCGGGTACCAACCTGGTCTAGGTTCTGTGTAATCTAAGAGATTCTCTTTCTTCTCTCTATACAAAAAATCTTCAGCATATAGTTGGAAGTGTTCACTAGCTGGAACGTTTACCTTGCGGGCTTCGTTACAGCTCACAGACGGCGGGCCGGCACGAGACGATGAGGATTGCCCTGGAACAGAAGGGACAGTGCCCACGGCTTTCCCGTTCTCATTAACAAACTGCGGGCGAACCATGCGCCAGAGATAGTCAAATTTAAGCTCGCAGTTGATAACTTCGCTATTTTCACCTGTATAGATCCATTTGTAGGCCTTCCGCAATACACCTAATTTTATAAATTCGTCAACTCGTTTATTTCTGTTCGTTGCATTCCAGGCGGATTCATACTCTTTAGCACCAATAATATTTTTAGCATCCGGTTTAGTTGTTATAAAGTAATACACTTCCTTGGCACTGGTTCCAATTTTGTTATCAAACATAATAGCACCATTTTGCTCTCTGACCTTGGTTCCGCTAATAATGCTGACATTTCTGGGCAGAATATGAATGGTGTCTAATTTAGTGTCTACGTCATTCATAAATTTCTTCTCAGGAATTTTATGCATATACGCCATAAGTGCATCGCTATTTGCCAAACTCTTTAATATAAAATTCTGAATAGTTTCTCCTGGTTTTCCTGAATAGTCGCCGCGGAAGAAGGACGAGACCGTCGGGATCAAGCCCTCATTGACGAGCTTTAACTTCGCTATATCTTTGTGTGGTATTATATGATAAATATGGCTAAAGCACCGCTGACCTGTCTTTACTTTTTCGTCTTCTCGCTCGTTCAATATCTTGCTAAGTGCATTACAGAAATCTTCAATACTCTTTGTTTGGCGCGCAACACTCAGACCTGTTTCAATGTGAGTATGATCTGACAGTTGTGCGTCAGTACTAGCAGCGGCCATAATAAAATCATAGGTACTGCCCTTGTAGTCCAACTTCATTGACAATTCCCGCAATTGTACATACCAACGAAATACTAATTCTTCATTGTCCCAACCTAGGCAAACTTCGGGTTCGTCGCTTCCGACGTTATAGCCTTTAAAAGTTATCTCGAGTAGATATTCAGCCGAGTCTGGCTTTGGATAGCCCATCAGTTGGGCAGCACTGTGTATGGATTCCAGGAATCTTCCGCCTATTGGTTCAACTAGTTTGCCGGTCCATTTAGTTCCCGTTTGAAAGGCATAGAGTCCGGTGGCGGAACCCGAACCCACAACATTCATGACCAGTTCTTCTAGGTAAACTGTACCAGTCGCGCCGGTTTCCCACATGACCATGCCTTTTTTGAAATCGAATGATCGTGCCGGTCGTCCTTTGCTAACCTCACTTTGCGGCATCATTGTTAACCTAGTATGGTAGGTCACATTGCGATACCTTTGCAAGGGATTGTAGACTACGTCAGGGATGCCAATATCATCCAAATACTTTGGTTTTTCAATAACAATTTCAGGTTTTTTTGTAGCCATTAGCTAACCCTAGGCATGTCTGAGGAGGAAAGTACTCGCAGTATCATTCCTGGTTGTAGGTCCCTAATTGGATCTTTGAGTTGGTTTCTGTTCAATAATAAAATTACCCACCAATAAACACTGGTTCCATATAGATCGTGGCTTAACAAATCTAGCCTATGTTGAAATTTTGGTGCCACTGTTATAAATTCAGGAGTTTTCCCTTGTAGCAGAATTTCTGCCGTTGGCAAGTTTGCAATATCAAGATAGAAATCTTTGATATTGGTATTTGCATATTGATTAACTGAATATAGTGGCATTATTAGATATATCCTTTGCCTAACAGCGATCCATCTAGGAACTTTTTAAGTTCAAACTCCTTAACAATTTCAATTGGATTCATTTGTACAATCAGTGTCACTGACATGTCAAACAGCACCGGTACAGCCTGCATATCGGGCATGTTGGGGTCCGGGTCCTGCTCTTCTGCCGCCGCCTTCGCCTGTTCCGGCGCGGTCGCGGGGGGCCGGTGGAATGGAACGCCGGACCCATCCAGTGAATTGCCGACGTTGTGATGATCATAAATGGCAAAGCCTCCGGAATCGACGGCGGGAACGTGCCAGGCATCGCGCTCGCGCTGAGCGGCGTCGCGCTCTGCCAAGCTGGTCATCGCGTTAAAGCGGGCATATTCGCGCCTGGCGGCGGTCTCGTCCACTATGTCCTTACCAGGAGGAGGAGGTGTAGGACCCGAAGCAGAAATATAGTCTACATCATTAGGGTAATTATACTGAAAACTTTTAACAACTACTGGAGTATTGTTGTACAAGCCATACGCTGAAAATCTTCCAATGGGCGGTGGCGTGCCTCTATGCTTGTCATTGCGACCATAAAACATCATGGTTGCTGATCTCAATAAATGTATAGCCTCCAGTGTTCTTTTTGCTTCGGCGCGATCACGACTAATCCACGGACCGGAAACTGTTATTTCTGGTGTGGAACGATTACCAAACGCAACGGGTTGATAGTTAGTATGTTGCAATTCCCAGGTTTGATAGTTCACCTGAATGCTTTGGTCGATCTTTGGTGTTGTGCGCCAAATCACGGTACCTTTATCTTCGCCGAACTCTTTAAGGGCTGCAAAGGATAATTTTACTGGAGGTGATATAATTGCCATATTATGCTAGCCTTCCATCAAAAATGCGTTTAAGTTTTTTTATAGCCGATCCGCTTTGAGGATATAGATCTGCTAAGATTGCCAATCGTGTTTCATCGTTGGCATTTTTGTACAACTCTCTAATTTTGCTGGCATTATTAACTACTTTACCTAGAATTTCAAATTTTACATCTCTCACTGGATAGACATATCCGTGGCCTGCACGAGTACCATCGGCATTCTTATCACCATTGAAAGGCCGTAGTTCTTTTCCGCTTTCTATGTAAAGTTGAAAATAAGGTGCTGTACCATCTTTGAGTGGCTTAAATGCAAATCTTGGATTTTCAGCCATGTCCTTACGACCTACACCAAAAACTAGTACGTCTTTGTTGGGATCAAGGCCTAGTTTGTTTGGTAAGTTCATAGGCTTATACGGAGAAACTTCTTGAAAAATTCGCGACTCGGGTATACCCGCGGCAACCATCATTGACATTTTTTCAGCAAAATCAAACGGGCTCTTTTCTGGTTCAACCTTTCCACTGGTAACAATGTAAGTATTGTCAGCACCAAATTTATCAGCAAGCTCGTGATAAGCGGTTGCGTGTCCAATATGAAACGGGTGAAAGCGACCAGCATACACTGCAATTATTC